TGTAGCTCTTAAATGCTGCAAGACCTTCGATCTGTGCAACTGTTAAAGCGTTCAATTCGTCTTCTGTGTAGTTTGTTTTCTCCACTTCGACATATTCAACAGAAGCGGCCGCAGCAGCACCAGCCGCGCTGCCTACGGTTTCAACGCGGTATGTCAATGGCTGTACCGCTGAAATGTCAAGCACTGCAAAAGCGTTGTTGTCAAGTGGCTTGCCGTTGCCATAAAGGAAAGCAGCATAAATTCTTTCACGCTGTAAAAACTTGTAGCTGTCGTCGTACTCGATCACGCCGTCTTTGCTTGTGCCGATACCCATAAAATACTTTGCAGCGATACCAACAATGACTTTGCCTTCTGGTACTTCTTCGCACTGAATAACGGTTGTTGGATATGGTAACACGTTATTTGCAAATGTGCCGTCTGGACGCTGAATTGTAGTTGCAGGCATAATCTTTGCGAAGTAGTCAACAGGGTTTACAACCATGATCACGCCGTTTACTGCACGCGGTCTGCCGTTTCTGCTCTTTGCAAGTTTCGCAAGGATCGCGCCGTACTGATCGGCAGAAAAAGAAGAAATTGCAATCGCTTCTTTGTCTGGGTACGCTTCGCCGTCAGCGTGTGCCGCTTCAATATCCTTCATCATACCGATCGGCATATCCACGCCAGTTCCGCAGACGATACCTTCTTCAAGTCCTGCGTACATTGCTTCTTTGAGTACCTCGCGCACATAGCTGTCAAGCCAAGTTGCACCAAGATCCAGCATAGACTTTGCAACAGGAAGGAAAGCTGTTAAAGAATTCAATACAACGTCGAATTTTTCGAATTCGCCTTCCAGTTCCTTTGTGATCTCTGCTGTGATTGCTCCCCAGACTGCCTTCTGCTTGCCATTTTTGTTTAAAATGAACTCTGTCATGTAGGTTGTGTCTGTGAATGTGATTGCTGCCAGTAAAGGGTGATCGCGCTTCAAGTCCTCGAATACGCTTTCAATGATTGTCTTCGGCATTGTCACATCAAGATTTGCAAGTGCCTGTTTAGGTGTATCACTGCGCATTGCGCCGATAACCTTTTCATAGTATTTCTTTTCTTCGGAAGTAAGCTGGCGAAGTCCTCTTGCATTCAACGCCTGTGCGTCCATCTGTTCAACTGCTGCCATGTCTTTTGCTTTCTGCAAGATCTCCTGCTGAATGCCGTCTGCCATGTCAGCCATTGCCTGTGCGACCTGTTCTGGATCATCGGTCTTTAATGCGTCAGAAAACTTCTGCGCTAATTCTTCGCGTGTCAACATTTCAACATCTTTGCTTTTCATGTGTTATTTCCTCTCTTTTCTCAAATTCTGCGCGGCTGCTCTTGCAAGCAGTCCAGCCATTCTGGTTTTTCCCTTTTCTTCGGGATCTTTTTTATTTTTATCGTCGTCGTTGTCTTCTTCGTCGTTGTTTTCGTCGTCATTGTCCGTGTTGTCTTCGTCGTCTTCGTCGCCGTCGTCCTTCTTCTTTGAATTCTGGAAGAACTGCTGCAACTCTGCTTTGAAGGCTTTTTGTTCCGTCATTGTGCGGCGCATTTGTGAAAGCTGCATTTGCATTTGTTCAAGCATTGCGCCTTCCCCTGCGTCGGTTTTGCTGTTTACTTCGTCGGCGAAGCCCATTTCAACCGCCTGCTGCGGTGTCAAATAGGTTTCCGCGTTCAACATCTCGATCAATTCGTCTTCTGTGATGTTTACTTTTTCCATGTAAATCTGGCGGTTGCTCTCCATGAGTACGTCCAGATCGTCAGCAGCTTTTCGCAAGTCTTCTGCGTTTCCTGCTACTGCCAGCCACATATTGTGGATCAAAAGACTTGTACCCAGCCCCATGACACGTCTGTCTGCTGCCTGCAAGATAATTGAAGCGATAGAATATGCGAAGCCGTCAACGTACGCGACGATCTCTTTGCATTTCTTCTGTTTCAACTGATTGTAGATTGCAACGCCTTCTTTAACCGAACCGCCATACGAATTGATGTGAAGTTCGATCGTGTCTGTTTCTGGAATTTCTGCCAGTGCCTTTCGGAAATATTCTGCGCTTGTTTTGCTTTCCTCATATTCCCATGTCCACCAGTCAAATGTGCCATATTCTGACACATCATCGTAAATATAAAGTTGATGAACGTGGCTGCCAGCTTCCTGTCTGAAACAATATTTTGTTTGTTTCTGTTCGTGACCTTTCAACCCTATTCGCCCCCCTTTCCTAAATGATCAAACTGTGACGCTTCCGCGTAGTTCTTCGTGATGTAATGTGCTTGTGACCATTCTTCGTTCAAAGCAGTGTCGCCCAGCTTTGTTCGCAGTTCATCAATACAGTAAAGACCGCTTGACAATAGCTTGTCGCTGTTTGTTGCCTGCTCGAAAATGTCTATATGCTGTATGCAATTCGTGTTCACGTCAATGTAATTGCCTTTTGCGAATTGCTTTGCACCGTATCTTTTGCGCGTGGTTTCCTCTCCGAACTTTTCACAGATCGGATCTATTGCGAATGTCAAAAAGTTCTTTGTTATTTGCTCAACGTCGGAAACGTCGCCAAGCATTAACGCTTTCGGTATTCTGAAAGCACGTCCAGCCATTTCAAATTCATAGTTTATGCGCTCGTTAAGATCCGCAGGCGTTGGCATTGACTGTGCGTTTTTCGTAACATCAGTGTATGTGTAGCCGCTTGTCAGTGGCAATACAGCTTGACTGCTTTCAAAAAACGGTCTGAACCGCTGATCAATCAATTCTTGCAACTGTTCTGTGAAGTTCGGCTGTGCCGATGTCTGCGCGTCAATGTTCAAAATACCTTTTTGACCGCCTGCGCGAAGCGAAGTTCTGATCGCCTGCGCAACAACTTTGCCATAGCTTGTGTATGAACCTTCAAGGCGTTGTCTTATGTCTACATTGTTTAATTCCATGTAGATCACTTCGCTTGATCTAAATGTTTTTTGCAATGTGATGTCGCCGATCACGATATTTGAAAAAATATCTTCGCAAAAAGTGTATTTTCTCCGTGTGAATGTGTCTGCAACGTACAATCTGCCGTTGTGTTCGATGATCAGTGCTTCGTTGTCATAACACAAATTTGTGATAAACTTCTGGATCATGTCGCTTGAATTTTCATTCTGGTTCGGCTCATAGTTCCACAAGTAGTATTCTTCTTTTTTCTCTGGTTTCCCTTTGATAAATGTTCGGATCTCGCACTTTGCGATCGTGCTTGCAATCATATTTATGGCGCACGCCGTCGCCAATTCTTTGAAGAAAACTTCTGTGAATTCTTCTTCAAGCTGTGTTCTGACATTTATTGTGGCATTCCTGCCGAATGCTCGCAAAAAGAAGTCATTTGCATTCATTTATACAGCAACCCCCTTTCTAAAATTTGAATAACGGCAGAATAACTGCGCTTTGCTGCTGCTCTGGGATCAATTCGTGCTGTGTCATTGCTGCCACAAATGCGAAAAAGCCGTCTGTTTTCCTGCTTTTCGCTTCGATCTTCTGATATTCATAATTGCCGTATTTCTTCGACTTGACTTTCTTTGTGTTATTCGTGTACCAGCGCATTAAAGAAGAATTGCCGTACACAATATTGTGATTTCTGAATGCGCTGTCGATGATCGGTTCGACTTTTATTTTGTCGGAAGGTCTGACCAGCTTTATATTTTTGTTTTCGTATGTGATCCCCAGTTTTGCAAGCGCATTTTTCAGAAGTGCGAAGCGGTAATCGTCCAGCGCGGTCATTTGAATGCTGTATGTTTGCATTTGTGCTGCGATCCAGCCTGTGATCAGTTCTGGATCTATTTCTGGAGCGTCAACGAATTCAAGTTCGCCGATTGCTTCTGGTTCGTGAAGCGGATATTTTATGCGCCCCAGATCCGCGCTGTTTGTGCATACCCATGTTTTCTGCTTCCAGACGAATTTTGCACCGCGCTTTGTCAATATTCCTGCCGAAGCAAAGTCATTTATTTTTGTGTAGTCAATGCCGACGACTGCGAATTCTCCCTGCTTCGGCGGCTCGACTTCTTGATTTGTTGCCAGTATGTTTTCCCAGCTTGTCAACTCCACTTCTTTGTTGCCCTGTCGAATGTTCATGCGCTTTGTCATAAAGTCGCTTGAAGTGCTGCTGTCTTCCAGCCATTCTTTGTATTCTTTTCTGGTTTCTTCCATAAGGTTTGGCAGATACCGCAAAGAAGGGTTTGCCTTGTGCCAGTTTTCTTCGTCGTGTACTTCTTCTGGAGCGTCCAGCATACATATAAACGGCAAGAAGCCGTTGTCTTCTGTTTCTCCGTCCAGAATTCGTTTTGCCTTTTCAATCAAATTATCAAGCACGCCGTCGCACACGTCGCCATTTGTTGTGATATACGTTCGGCGTGGGTGTGGTTTCTTTCCCAGTGCCGTTGTGAACACTTTTATGTTGTCGTATGTTTCGTATGCGTGGACTTCGTCAAAGTCTACCTTGCCCGATCGCAAGCCGTCTTTTGATTTTGCGTTGTTGGTTCGGTATTTCAGCGTTGATCCTGTGATCTTGCAGACAATCTTTTCTTTGTTCCAGTAAAATATTTTTTTCAACTGCGTTTTGACTTTCTTGTCTTTGCAGTTTTCCAAAATGTCGTATATATCATTGAATGACGTTTGCGCCTGTTCTTCTGCTGTGGCGCAAATATCAATGTCATACTTCTTTATATCGTTGTATGGACTGATCAAGGCGAAGTCTTCGAATGCCAGATAGCCGTTTTTCCCTGCTCCCCTTGCCACCATGACAAGCAAGTCTGGGAAGCGCGGCAAGCCGTCTTCGCGGAAGACGCAACAGTGCAATGTGAAGACGAATTTTTCCCATTCAAACAACCCGAAGTCAAAATATTTTTGAAGCCCCATATAACTTTGAAGCTGGTCTGTTTTTATGGTCAATTTTTCGTTTTCAAACACTTTTTTGACGAATTTTATTAACTTTTTCTGGTATAAACACGCCTTTTTTTGACCGTTTTTTCCTTCATTTTCGACTAATTTTATATAGTCGTAAATCTCTGGCACATCATAGTATGAAGTCTTCATCTGCGCCACCACCTATCACGGCAGCATTTGCCTTCAATCCCAGTTCGGAAAGAAGTTTCAACATTTGCGCGTTCGTCTTGTTGAACATATCCACACTTTCATTTTTCTTGAAGCCGTGCTGACCGCCGCCGTTGTTGTATTCAACGATAGTTCCGCGCTTTTGAATATCTCTGACAAGCAGGGTTTTTGTGACGTACATTGCCATGTAATCTTGCACCATATCTTCAAAATATTTGCCGCAAGTTCCGTTCGCTTCCAGTTCGTCCAGCAGATCTTTTTCGATTGCTTTATATGCTTTTGATCGTGTAATTTTTTTCACTTCTTCGCTGCGTTCGTCTGGTGTCTTTTTTGCCATTTATACCCCACCCCCTTCATGTACGCGCGCGCAATTTCCGTTTTGTCTACCCCATGCCCCGATGCCCTACCCCGATCAAAAATCGAATTCTTTTTGAAGGGGGGATCTGTTACCAGCGTTCTTCGTTCACAAAATGATCTTTTTTGAACTCCGTTGCCACTCTCTTGTCTGGGTGTTGCTCATTGTGGCAGCTTTCGCATAGCGGTATAAGGTTGACATATTGCTTGCCTTTGTATGTGTAATACCTTGACAGTGCCAGTCGTGGGTGCTTCTTTACCCACTGCACATGATGAACACTTCTTGCTGGAGTGTGAAAGCCTTTGCGCTTGCAGAATACGCATTCATAATTGTTTTCTTTCTTGATTGCTTCTGACAGTTCGCGCCAGTCCTTGCACTTGTAAAACTTATACAACTGATCGTCTTTGATTAGCTGATTGATCCAGCGTTCCAGTTGTTCTTCTGACATTGCCATTTGTCTTCGTCCTCTCTGTTGCTGGCAGCTTTTCAACTGCCAGCGAAGGAAAGCTGCAAACAAAAAAGACAGAACGCAACAAACAAATTTCCTTCGTCTGTTGTTTTCTGTCTTCGTTTACGCCCTTTATTTTACCACAACCCGACAAATATATCAATGATTAAATAAACGCCGTCTGTGGCTCATTCTGGCGCGTCTGCGCTGCCTTCTTGTCCTGCTGCCGTGCTTGCCGTTTATGTCCACGGCAATTCTTCGTCGATACCGTCTGGAATGTTCATAAAGCCGTCGCCTGCGTCCTGCGCTGGCTGTCTTCCGTTTCCCTGCTGCCCTGCTTCCTGTCCGTCGCCTGCCGTCTTGCTTTCTGCAAACTCTTGATCTTCTGCGACGATCTCTGTTGTGTATACCTTCACGCCGTCGCGGTTTGTATAGCTTCCAGTCTGAATGCGTCCTGTGACAACCAGCTTTGTGCCTTTATGGAAATACTTTTCGGCGAACTCTGCTGCCCTGCCGAATGTGACTACTTGTGGGAAGTCCGCGCCACCGTCCTTTGTTCTTCTGTCAACTGCCAGCGTATAACGTGCAATGCACATCTGTTCTTGCGAACTGTTCTGCTGTGTCCAGCGCACTTCGGGATCTCTTGTCAGTCGCCCCATGATAATAACTTTATTCATGCGCTATTTCCTTTCGTACTTCTTGATCAGTGCTTCTTTGATGTTGTTTGACACTGCCACTGCTGTCAAACAAATAATAAATGTGATGATGATTGCTGTTGCGTTCATTTGCCCTTCTTTCCAGCCGCGTGTCCTGCGATCAATATTGCAAATGTGATCGGGAAGAATACGCCTGCTAATATGCTATATTTTTTTAGTTGCTTGTGTTCTTCTGTCTTTGTGTCGTCTGTATTCTTTCGTGTAATCAAGTACATATAGTACCCAGTGCCGATTGCTGCTTCGATGTATAAGAAAACGGCAACTGCTACCACCACGACTGCTGCCGCGCTCATTCTTCAAACTCCTTTACGCTTTCCAGATAGTCAAGCAGTTTCCTTGCCATTGCTGCTGTCTGTATTGCTTCGGCTGCCATGTTCTGTGCTGTCTGCTCCAGAATGTCGGCTGCTGCCTTGATTTCTTCATGTGGTGCATTCTGCTTTGTCATTTCCCAGATAATAGCGATCTGTCGTGCTACCTTCTGCAATTCCACTTCCGCTTCCTGCGCTTCTTCCAAAATTACCGCGTAGCCTTCGTGTGTACTTGCAAACTGTCGCCACGCCTTATTTGCTGCGGTCAGTTCTTCTTCGGTTGTTCTTTTTACCGCGTCGATCAATCCTTGTCGCATTTTCTTTCTTCTCTCCCTTCGGTTCTTCAAATAGTTGTGTCGCTTCGTCCATTGCTATTGCGATCGCGAACCCTGCAAGCAGTAGAATTGCAAGCGAACCGATCGCAAATAACACAAGTGCAATGATGATTATTACTGCATTCATTCACTTTCTTTTCTCTCTTTCCTTGCTTCGCATTTTGAAACAATCAGCCGAATTTTTATAATTTCGCTGTCTTCCAGATAGTCGCACACCGACGCAAGATCCGAAGCTACTTTGTAGCGTTCTGTTTCTTCTGGTGTGTACTGTGGTTCTTCGGTGTATGTATCTTCAAGCGCAGGCGGCTGGGTTGTTCGCCCAGCCATAAATGCGTTGAATTCTTTTTCATTCTCGAATGTTATAACCGCCTTCATATCTTCGCCCCCTGTCAAAGTGTGCTGCCGACATCGTCCAGCCCATATTCGCGTTTTCTTCGCTTGCAATCTTCCAGCATTGCTTCAAGGCAGCGCAGATCGTCTTCGTTCATGTAAATGTAATACTTTTCAAGCATTTTCAGAATGTGAAGCCGTCTTGCGTTTTCCTGTTCTTCTTTGGTTGTGTCGGTATCTGACACACTTTCTTTCATTTGCTCCAGCGTGGCGCGTGCGTGTTCTTCTTCCTGTTCTTCCTGTTCTTCTTCGCCTGCTGCCTGCTGTGCTTCTTTTTCCTCTGCCATTGCCTTGATCTCTGCTGCCCTTGTTTCCTGTCCTGCTGCCGCTGCTTCCGCAATGGCGTTCTGGTCTTCTTCTGGCAGCTTGCTTGCTTCGGCT